GCAGGCTGGCGTGGGTTTTGAATCCCGAAAGGCTGCCATACAGGTACTGGCAGAGCGCGAGGTGAAAGGCGGCGAGGCCGGGACCGCGCTGCGTAACGTGATCCTGAATCTGGAGAAGGGAACCGATAAAACCCTGAAGCCTTCTGTTGTCGGGCTGAGCCAGGCGCTGGAGAACCTGGCGGGAAAAAACCTGTCAACCAGGCAGGCCGTAAAGCTGTTCGGGGTGGAAAACCTCAGCGCGGCATCCATCCTGGTGCAGAACCGCGAAAAGGTGGAGTCGCTGACCGCCGCCCTGACCGGTACGCAGACCGCGCATGAGCAGGCCGAAATCAGGGTAAATAACCTGAACGGCGATCTTCTCAGCCTGACTTCGGCTTTTGAAGGTCTGATTATTAAGGTAGGACAGAGCGGAAACGGTCCGCTGCGCAGTGGTGTTCAGACCGTTACCGATGCCATTAATGGCCTGACGGATAATTTTAATACGGTCGCTAACGTTGCGCTGTATACGCTGATTCCTGTTCTGGCGACAAAACTGACGGCAGGTATCAGGGGGAACATCGGTGCCTGGGTTGAGCAGCAGCAGGCAGTCAGGGCCAGCGCGATGGCGCAGGCCGATATGGCGCGGAAAACGCTGGAAAGTACCGCTGCCACGCTGGCGCAGAATAACGCAGAATTCGGGCGTTATCGGGAAATGGAGAAAAGCGCCAGGCAATTTGGCCTTAACGTGAGTTACCAGAGCGAGTTTAACCGCTTAATTCGCCAGGAAACCGAGCAGACACTGCTCTGTACCCAGGCAAAGAGCCAGCTGAATGCAGCCAATAAACAGCTTTCCGTTTCAGCCCGCGCAGCCTCTGCAGCGGTAGGTATGGCCAGAGGGGCGCTGGCACTGGTGGGCGGTCCTGTGGGCGCAGCGATGCTGGCCGGTTCGGCGCTGCTCTATTTCCATAATCAGGCGAAGAACGCCCGCCAGTCGGCGATTGACCTGAAAAATGCTGTTGTTGAAACGAATGAAGAACTCAAAAAACTGTCGCTTAACCAGCTCAACGTGAAGCAGCTGGACATTGATGAACAGTTTGAGAATCAGGTTATTCAGCGAAATAAACTGATTAAGCAAATTCAGGATGCAGACAGCCGTATCGATGTTCTTAGTGGCGTTGACATTTTTGGTCAACTTAAAGGCGTACAGAACGATAAAACCCGCTACAAAGGGGATCTGGATGCCGTTGAGCAGGGGTTAAAACTCCTCAAAGAACGGCAAAAGATTGTCAGAGAGGCGATAGAACAGGCTAAATCAGGGAAAACCGATCCCACGCCGAAGCCGGATAAACCAGGGAATGAAACAGGGAGCGATAAACCTGATACCCCTTGGACCGGAGAAGGCGGGGATACAGGTAAGGGGCAAAAGGCGAAGGTTAACCAGTATGAGCAAGTGCGGCGTGAAATCGAAGCGGCGCATGCCTCCAGTCTCGGACGAATCAGCCTGCAGGAGCAGGAAAGCGCCAGAAAACTCCTTGAAGCCGCCCGCGCTGACGGAGCCAGCGAGGCCGATATTCAGAAGACGCTGCTGCTGAATGCTGAAAACTATCAGAAACAGCGCCTCGAACTGGCAGAACAGTATGCGCCAGCCAGAGCAACTCTTACGAAAGAGCGCGAAGCGAGCCAGGAGCTGAAGTCGCTCCTAGATGCCCGTCTTCTGGATGAAAAGGAATACCAGACGGCCAGAATCACGCTGGCACAAAGTACGGCCCGCGAACTGTTACAGGCACAGGCAGCGGCAATGTCTGCCCCTCTGATTGATATCGCCGGGACGGTTGATCCGCTGGCAGAACTGCGCAATCAACTGGCCGAACGTCAGTCACTGCTGCAGGCGTTTTACCAGAATGATGCAATCAACAAAGAGCAGTACGAACTGCTGAAGCAAAAGGCGGATAAAGATTCCGCTGATGCGCAGTACCAGACGGCGGTGGAGCTGTATAAGTCGCAGGGAAACCTGAACAGCCTCGCTATTGGCATGTTAGAGACCACCCAGGAGCGTTCCACCAACATGCTGACCGGCATGCTGGTAAACACCCAATCACTCCGGGACGGGATGATTGGGTTATTTTCCTCCCTGACTCAGTCGGTGATTAAAAACCTTGTCGATATGGCAACGCAGGCGCTGATTACCAACACCATCCTGAAATCCATTATGGGCATCGGCGGCAGTCTTTTTGGCGGCGCAGCCAGCGCGAGTACCGGCACGGCCATCAGCAGTTTTGGCAGCAGTTTTAGTTTTAACGAGAAAGGCGGTGTTTATGATTCACCTTCATTAAGTGCCTACAGTAACGGCATCTATGACAGCCCGACCCTGTTTGCTTTTGCAAAGGGGGCAGGCGTGTTTGGTGAAGCAGGTCCGGGAGCCATTATGCCTCTGGCAAA